ATATTTTATTATTGGTTTATTACTCTTTTGTGGTATCTTCTGTTAAAATAGTCTTTTTATTTCCATCCATATCTTTAAATATCTCTAAATATGAATCTCTAGCTTTGTATTTTACAGAACCTTCTTTTTGTTTAAGAGTTTTTATACCCAACGGGTCTCTTCCTTCCGGATGATCATCTTTACCATATCTAACTGCATCTCTTGGTCTACCAACCTTACCATCTTCTTCCAATTCCGTATTTAAACGATTTAATTCTTCTTCCACATTTGTAGGGCCTTCTGTTCCTGTTTCTTTAGCCGGGTCTACACCTTGTGTTTCTATTGATGTTAAACGGAATGTTTGTTTGGTATCTTCTAACACTTGTAATGTCATTGTATCTTGTTCATCTTTTGCAAGTTTCATTACGGATTCATACATCCACTCTTTTGAGAACATTTTAGTTGCTTGCATTGATTGAATTAATGCTACTTTAGAAGTATATAATTCAACTTGTTCTTGTTCGTATATTTTTGATGGTATTGTTAATTCTAATGAGGAAATTTGTTAACTTATCATCATTTATACCTTGTGCGTATAAGTGTACAATTGCAATTTTTGTTAATTCCGACACCAATACTCTTTGTATTCTTTCAATTGTTTTTGCAAATCTAACGTCTTGTGCTGCTAATGTTGCTTTACCATTTACATCTTCCTCATATCCTAAGAATGCTTTTGGAATTTTCAATGCTGCCATTAACTTACCTTTTAAGTAGTTAATATCATCAATCATATTATATTCCAAACCTTTTAGGGTATCAATTGAAGTACCATTATCATTACCTCTTACAGGCATGTAATAATCTTCAATTAAGTTTTGCATATTGTATTTCAAATTGTAATCACCAGTTCTTTCGTCTACAAATGGAACTTTTTTAGAACTATTGATAATCTTTTGCATGTAGTTATCAACCTCATTTGGTGGAATATTACCTACATCAATTTTGAATATTCTTTTTTCAGGAGCTCTCATCACTCTATGAATTAACATAGCGTCTTCCATTAACATCAATTGTTTCCAAACTCTTCTTGCACCTTCAATCATAGATTTTCCGTAAGGTAAAAAGTTTGAATCTGAATTTAAACGGAAGTGTGCCATCTCATAGTTTTCAAATTCTTTCTTTGGAGTCATACCATATCCACCCGATGGGTTTTGATATGGAGCATATATAAATTTAACTCTTTGTGGGTTTTCAACATCAAAATTTTCTACTCTTGTTACTTCATATGTTGACAATGGCATTACATTTACAATACCTAATTTATCTGCAATTTCTAATTGTAAAAATAAATCACCATATTTAACCAAGTTTCTTGTCCATGGCCATAAATTAAATTCTACATTAAGAATATCGTAAAATAAGTTTTCTAATATTTGTTTTACATGATCGTCTTCGTGATGTATTTTTAATACACTACCCATTTCGTTTCTTGCCGTAGTTTCATCCGAATATACATCCAATGCAGATGATAAAATCGGGTCCATATCCATTGAATCATAATCTCTAAACAAGTCAATTCTAACTTGTTGATATGCCATTGAAGATTGTGTTTGGCCTGTGCCATAGTTGGTCACTTTCATTTTCATAAAGCGGTCAACTAAGTTCGTGGTCATATTCTGCCACTCATCCGTATCGATTACTTTTACACCATCTTCCGTTTTACGGACAATAGTGTTAGTTGAAAATAATTTCTGTAACCTACTAAATATTGATTTATCTGCCATTTTTATATAATTCTATTTTTCTAAATATACGGAAAATATTTGGTATTACCAAACATTACCATTTCCTACAACTCCAATAATTTGCTTTATGTCTTGGTCCTGGACTATCGCAATTCATTCTTGCTCTAAATGATTTTCTAGCAGCTGGATTTGATTTTCTAATTTTCATTCCTTTTTGGCCGAAGTTTACTTTAACAACATTTCCTGCAGGATTTTTTACATATACTTTAAATTTCTTAACATCACCTTGCATTGGTTTGCCTAACTTAACTTCTCTACCTTGATATTCTGCTTCGTAAACACAATTACAATTTGCTTCTGATAAATTTTTACTATAATTTCTCATAAATTTAATAAAATCTGCCATATCCTCATCTTCTACATCATATTCTTCAGGTTCAACTTTCCCGTAATTTACATCATCATCACTATTGATATCTTCGGTTGCTTCGTCACCATAGTATCCACCAGGTTGGTCGTTTTCTCCAAACATACCTACAAAATCACCTTGATATTTATTACCAGGTCTACCCGACATTGCGGTTGCGAAATCTTTTCTAACTTTTTCTTTTCCTTTGGCTATAAAGTTAAAAAGGTTTTTGGCATTCAAATTAAAATCATCTATAAATTTTTGTACTATACTATCATGTGTACCAGTCAATCTAGCAATTTCTTTTGCTTCTCTACCGGTTGTTTCACTTACTACATTTTCCTTTACAGGAACACAATTTGGTACTTCTTTACCATCTTTTTTCTTAGTTCCTACCATTTCATATCCTTTCCAACAAGGATTTTCCATTTCTTTTAACGGAATTAAATTAATTAGTCTCATATTACAATAGTTTCAACATATAAATATATAATTATCCTAATAACCAAGTTAAATTTTCTACTCCCTTTTTACCCATATCCATTTCATACGGATTTTGTTTAAGATGTCCCGATGCAACAAATCCACTATATTGACTAACTTGCGTCGAATTTAACATTGTTTTTGTCAAATCAATTCCCTCTTGTTTCAAACGAAGTGCTGTATTACGAACCCAAAGTCCAATTGCCAATGCCATTGTAAGGTCATCATTATATCCTTTCATAGCTTCTGCTCTACCACTATTCCAAATAAATGTAAATAATTCATCTATTAGTCTTTGAGAACGAATCAGAATGTCTTTACCATTTATGTATGTATCTAAAGTAGAAATAATAAGAGGTCTTGTTTTTATTGTTGTTCCAAATCCTGCAACTAATTTCTTTTCATCTCTATAAAACTTATTAGACATTTGTTTTTCAACATCAATATATTTTAGGTCATTACTCATATAGAATAAATTACCATATCCTCTATCGATTACTTGTTGAATAGTTGCCCACCCTACATTTGAGTTTTCTATAATTAATAGTGCGTTATTCCATTCTGTTGATACTGCAACTAAGAAGTTACCAAAATCTTTTGTTTCAATTTTACCTCTATATTCTGCAACTTGTGAACTATCTTCGATATCAATTACTTGGAATGTAGAATAATCCGAACCATCACCTCTAGCTACATCGGCAACTACCATATATGCTCTATTGTAATTAGGATGTTCCCATTTCCAATAGTTACCATCAAATCCGGTTTTTTCTACCGGGTCCATTACATATGTGTCTTTATACCATGTTAGTAATGCTGGGTCAATTACAGTATCTCCGGAACCAACGAAATCACAATCACACTCTTGAGATGCACCTTTAACTCCTAAGATACGGGTTTGTTCATCTCTCCAAGCTTGGTTTCTTTCTGGATGTTTTGTCCAATGTAAATTAATGTTATTAAATCCGTTTTGGCCACTTTCACCATCTACCCACATTTTATGGAACCAGTTTCCGATACCATTTGGAGTAGATAATACGATTGCAGAACCACCCGTTGATAATGTAGATTGTGCTGATAACCAAATCTCATCAATATCTCTAATGAATGCAGCTTCATCCACAACTAATAGGGATAAGGCTTCCGAACGACCTGCGTCAGGAGAACTTGCGATTGCTTTTACTTGTGAACCATTTTTTAATTTAAGAGAAAGTTTATTATCTTCAACCGATGAACTACCACCATCTCTTAACCAAATAGGAAGTAAGTCGTGCATAACTCTTACCTTCTCTACCAGATTCTTTGCTACGGTCACTTTAGTTGCGATTACCAATGCATTGTAGTCTTGGTTGAATAACATCTTCCATAAAATAAACCCTGCAGATAAGGTTGATAGACCCAACTGACGTGATTTAAGAATAATATTAAAACGATTATCTTTAAAGTCAGTTAAACAATCTTCCTGAAATGGAAAAAGGTGAAAGGGTATTTTTCCTCTCACCGGATGCTGAATAACACAATACTTCTTCATAAAGTAAATTGGGTCTAACGCACACTTACGATATTCTTCAGCTATTATTTCTTTTAATGACTTCTTAGGTTGCCCTTGAACTGCCATATATTATTTTTTGAATTTAATCTTCCAATATACACCACCACCAATGTAAGGTGATAATGCCCCACTTGTACCATCGGTTGTTCTATTTGCTGCACCAATACCTAAATGGAATATCTTATCTTGCTTTGTATTAATTAAAACACCCAATCCTAAATGAGATACAACATCTGCTTTATTAAATCCACCTTCTAAACCATAGAATACTTTAGTCTTTGGTAATTCTTTAACAATTGTAGTTTCTTTGATAGTTCTTTGTTTAACACTTGCGTTGAAAGTTCTACCCAATATTTTGTTTTGAGTAATAGTATCAATCATTGCAATTGTTCCTAAACTATCTGGTAATTGTAATGTATCTTTGTAAATGTTCTTTGCGAAGAAATCTTGCAATAAAGCTTGAGTATCTACGATTGTAGGAATAATTACTTCTTTAATTGTTTCGTGATAAATATCTTCACCCTTTTTAGTTACTACTTTTGTTTTAACTATATCAATTGTGTCAATGTCATGTTTGATAACCTCATATGCCTTACCTTCAATGATAATCTTTCTACCTGGCATTTTACCACCTGGGTTAAAATATTCTAATAATACGATTACAACTAATACCGCAATTGCGATGTTTTTTAAATTTAATAATTTTTTCATAATTTTTATTTTTTTACTAATTCTGGATGATTTAACTCAACCAATTTTTTTTCTAATTCTATTTTTCTCAATAACAATTCTTCTATTGCATTATATGCACCATCAATATCTTGTCTTAAGTCTGCTTTTACTTTTTCAATATCAATATCCCATGTCCACTTTTCAACTCTACCATCTTCCGTAACTTGTTCTATTTGTTGTTTAATACCTAATAAAGCTTCTTCATATTGTGCCTTTGTATCTCTAACAAATCCCAATTTATTAAGAGTTATTTTATAATCTTCATAAAATGGGTAAGTACCATCCATTTTTAATTCCGTTTCTTGTTTTGCCAAACAAACTATACAAAGGCCTGTTTTACGAATTAATCGTTTGTCGGCCATTGACGGTTTTGTTGTTGAACAATCGGAATTACTACAAGTATTTAATTTATCCAAATACTTTCTAATGTCGTCCATTTGAGTAACTGCAGAAACGAACCCCTCTTGTTGTTCCCACTCTTTACCTTCTTTGTCAGTCCACTTTTCACCTACTTCTCTTTTTTGACTAACCTCACCTTCATAACCAAATACTCTTTGAGTATTATCTTCTCTTCCAAAAACTGTGTCTATGATGAGTTTACGAGATTTGTGCATCCCCTTTGATTTTTCATCAAAACTTTTTCTTTTTGCCATACTAATGTTCCTTTTTGTAACTGTTTATTATTATAATATATATCAAACTAAGAGTAAAAAATACCAAGTATCTGATTTAGTGGTGCAAAACTACCTGTAAGTTTATAAGTTTTACCATTATAAAAAAACACTAAACCTTCACTCGCAACAATTCTGTCAATACCACCTAATGAATTTAATCTACTTAATTCTGATTTTAATTTTGCTATTTTTGATGGGTCTCCTCCATCTCTAACTTGTGATGCAATTGATTTTAATCTAGATTTCATTGAACGAATTGCCTTATCAGGATAAACTGTTAATACACTTCCAACAAATTCTAAAACATCCGCACCTACTCCTAAAAATATTTGTTCAAATGGTTTAATGTTTTCTTTTTGTTGTTTTGCAACATTTACTTTATCATGTTCTATTGCCCATTGTTGTGCATCTTTATTTGATATTGTATTTAAACGAAATGATTTATCACCAAATGCCCATCTTCTAATTAAAGCATCTTTTTCTAATTTTTGTAATTTTACTTTTGATTTAGTTATAAAATCTTCCCACCATGCTTGATGATAATCTGCAACATTGTCCGAATCCTTTAAACCAAATTCAGATTGTAATTTTGAAAGTTTAGAAAGATATGTTCCTTGTTTAGAACTTAAATCTTCCGACTTTGGTATTGATGTTATTGGTGGCCCTTGTATTGTATATTTAGATTGAACATCTGCATTGACTTGTTTAATCATTCCTGCTAATGTAGATGCTGCCGAATTATCTGCACCAACTGCAGAACCCTTCTCATCGTAACAAATCGTATTATGAAACACTAATAATGCCTGACCATAAGGAATAACATTAACCGATGTAGGCCATATTACTTCTAAATTCATAAAACATTTTCCTTCGTTGAATATCTTTTTTCTTTGTGAATCGGATAAAGAACTAATTGCTGCATCTAAATCTTTCATTGCGTAATTGTATGCATCACTCAATCCACCTCTTCCTTGAAACTTTGAAGATACACCATCTATACCCATTGCATTTGCTCCTGAGTTTGCTAAATGTGATTTGTTTCTCGCTGCAATTAATCTACCATTCTTCCAACTGATTGCTAATGCTTGACCATCGGTTTTTTCTCTAACAACTCCCAAATCACCTTCTAATGCGGATTTAATAATATTCTTTAAATCACCAAAAGTTAAATCCATATCATCAAATGGGTGAGACATGTGGCCATACGCACCACCTTCTAGTAGTAATCCTTCTTTAAGAAACTCAGTAGGTTCTTCGTCAAATCTAGGTAAATTTCTAGCTGTGTATTTTATTGTTGTTTGGTTTTCATCTTCATCACCCCATATTGCATCTGCTACTGGAAATTCTGTTTGTGTGTATCCACCACTATAAAACCAATCATCACTTTTATTTACTCCATCATTTGCATCTAATTTTCTAACTTTTCCTTTTGGTAAATATCCACCATCTGGTTGACTATCATCACCCACATTACCACTTACCTCTCCCAAATAATTATCTATAAAATTTTCAACATCTCTATATAGTTCATCAATTTGTTCGTCAAAATTTGGTTGAATATTTAATTCTTTTTCCATTTGAGTTATTTCATCATATCCCATATTACGAAGTGCTTTTGCAACATCGTTTGGATTATTTTTATTCGGATTTCCAAAAAGATATGCATTAATTCTTTTTCTAAATTTTGAGTCTCTATATAATTTTATAATATTCATAAAATGAATGTCCGTTGATTTCATTTCGTCAACTTCATCTTTTTTAAATATGTTTTGGCCTTTATCACCTAATCTAAATGTTGTTGCTTTCTTACCATTAATTGTTGGCATTCCGTAATCATCCTTTCCAATATCTTTTACAACAACTTTTTTGTTTTTGAATTTACCCATCAATACAGTATCACCCTTATCAACATCTATATTAATACTTTCGTTATAGATTTGTTTATTTATCTTACCATAGTTTCTCATTAAGATACCTGCCACTGCATGAGCTTGATTTTCAATTGGAGAACCAGTTGCACCATCTTTAATTTCATCTTTTACTAAACCCAACTCATCTTGTTTTCTATGAACCATCTCATGTGCAAGAGTTCTAAGTATATCCGCAGTTAATCTACCATCTATTACTACAAATATTTCTTTTGACATTGGGTTGTATCCACCTAAACTGGTTTTTGCTTCTGAATATTCTCTGCCTGATAATAAAGTAATTTTTGGAGTTTCTTTTAACTTCAATTTTTTAGTTGCATATTCTATAAAATGATTAATAGATTGTTCTTTTGATTCTGATAAGTTTTCATTTATTGTTTTATACTTCGCCTCAGGGTCATATGTTTTATCCATTTTATTCATTGGATTCATTTCCCATTTTTCTTTTTTATCATTTGCATATTCATCACCCTTTATAGGATGTATCCATCTTTTACCAGTACCATTTTCTTCAAAATGATTATTTAAAGGTATTTCTTTATCTTTTACCGATTTTGGTAATGAGTCACTTAAGTGTCCTGCCACTTCCCAACCAGGTAACATATCAGTATATCCTTTGTCTGGATTATCAAATTCATTCCAATCCGTATTATGGTCGGAGTGTATGCCGGTTGATTCATGTCCTCCGGTGCCAGTTGATTCAATTATAGAATTAAAATATTTATTTAAAAATTCTTCAAATATTTTATCTTCTTCTTCTTTAGTTAATATTTCTGATACTGATTTATACGGATTATTTCTTTTATACCAATCGGGTTCATTTGATGGATGTTCTGTTTCATGTCTTGTAGGATGTGGTTCAGGCCTCATTTTGGATGATGGTTGAGTATTGTTTGTCTCATCTACTGAACCTGTTGGTGCTCCATTGATATATCCACCTGGTAAAACTAAACCAACACCTATTCCACCCTCATTTAACTTCGATGTAATCATTTTAAATATAGCACTATCAAATGACGGATATGCTTTTAAGAAAAACTTTTTAGCAACCTCTTTATTTGAACTTCCTAATTTTTTTCTAACATCGGTTCCGCTTATTGGATTTTCTTCTTCTGGTATTGGATAATAATAACCCACCTCATCATAACCATATCCAGCTTTACCTTTGTATGGTTTGAAATACCCACTCTTTAATCTATCTGCATCTTTTTGTCCTACTGCGGCAATGTATTGAGTAATTTTCCCATCATACTTATCTAATATTTCTTTTGGTCTGTATGGATTGTTTACTTTTACAAACATAGATGAAGGAACACCAAACATCTTAGTTGCTATTTCTTTTTTCTCTTTAAATGAAAATGGAGATTTATCTGAACTCATATCATTAGAAGTTCCTATATACACATTACCTTTTCCAAAATCCGAAACCAAACGCTCATATGCAGCATAGTGTCCTTTATGGAATGGTTGAAATCTTCCTCCGTATACTACTATTGTTTGAGTTACTTTTGGTTTATTTACTTCTTTTATTAAATTCATATCTATAAATATCTTAAATGCTGCAGTTTTGCTGCTTGCTGTTCTTTTTTAATCAAACATACTAAAAATTTTTAACTTTTCCAAAATTATTTAATTATGTATGATATTAGATATGTGTATAGTGTAAGAATAATTGAATCACATACTCATCTTCATTACATTCTAAAGGAGTTCTCCAATGTTCTAATATATTTCCTGTAACTAATGATGCATGTCCTATTTTTGTAATATTTTCAATTAATTCATTTTTTTCGTTTTTAACTATCAATGGCCAATTACTATTTATATTTTCAAACAAGCATACGGATAATGTATAATCTAACCCATCTCTATCAGTATGTGAATTTAATGTTGAACCATTTTTATATACCCTAACATATGGATTTGCATTTTTTATTTTTCTATTTATTTTTTCTTCTATCATAGGTTTAAATCTATCCATTAAATCCCATAAAAACGGAAGAACCACTCCATACGAATTGTTATAATATCTAATATCAGTTTCAAGTGTCCAATTTTTTTCTTTTGCTTCTAATATTATTTGTTTAAATGTATCACATTCTGATTCTTTTAATATCTGGCCCAAATCTAAACAAACTGGTTCTAATTTAGAATTAATTTTTGGTTCAATTAATTTAATATTCGTATTATCAATTTCGGTTTGAATAAAAGATTTTTCTCTAACCCAAATAATTACAATCCACTTTGTACCACTAATAACGGGTAATCCTGCATGTAATGATTCATCGTCTAATGAACCATCTGCATTAATATTACTCCAAATTAATAGTCTACCTGTTTTGGGTGTTACTTTTATTTTTTTAATAGGGAATTCAGTTTCACCACCTTCAAAACCATCATTTAAATAAAACAAACAACTATATACTCTTTGACCACCTGATTTTATAGTATCATCATAATAATCTGTGTTTGGATGGAAAAAATCATGGTGTGTCTTATATTCACCCCCAACGTTGTATTTTACTACATGTATTTGTTCTTGATGTTCAGTTGGTAATCCTGTTTTATCTGAAATTAACTTTTTTATTTTATCAGTCAATTCTGTTTTTGAATAAATCCAAGTATTTTCAGCAACTCTATAATTTTTAATTGGAGTCCCTAATGTAGCGGCGTTTGTTAAATTTTCAGAACCCATATCAATTAATTCTTGACATTCATTTTGGGTTATTTGGTAATCAATTATTTGTATCATAACTTATTTTATTATATATATTCTTTATAAAAGTAATTTTAAATTTGGTTCAATGTATCTATTATACAATTCATTTTTTGTATTTTTAAATTCTAATAATTTATTTAAAAATGGTTCATATAAATCAACATATTCAATTATTTTTTTATTGTTAAATGGTCTACTAGCAAAATCAGTTGTAAATTCTTTATGTCTTTGAAAATTATCTGGCCTTTGAAATTCATCATAATTACTTTGTTTGTGACCCCCAACATTAGTAGTATCTGACCAGTAAAAACAATAACCAGGAACAGCTGAATCATCTACGTTCATTTTACCAATTTTTTCAATCGCCTCAAACCAACCTAAATGTTCTGGTCCAGTTGTACCTTCTTTAAATCCGTACTCATTTATAGCATTCATAGAAACTATAAAACTAGCTTCTAAATAATTAAAATATAACGATGGTGAGTGACCCAAATATTTCATAAAACTATGTTTTGGTTTCCATGCTAACGAATTTGTATTTTTTATGCCATCTACACATTGTCTAACATTCCATGGGAAAAAAATATCATCATCATCCCAAGTTATATAGTAATCACCATCTGCAAATAATTTCGCATCTCTACGAATTGATGCAGTATTATCATATGGTTTTTTTGTAACCAAATCTATATTATTATTAATTACTTTTATATTGGATATACCTTTAAATGTATCATCTAATGAAATTGGATATTCAACATCCGTATTATATATAATTAATTCTATATCTTTATAATCTTGATTTAGAAACATACAAATAGAACGTTCTACACAAGTAAATCTTCTATAAGTAGTCATAACACATGATACCTTACTCATAATTTATTTTTTATTTTATAACACAAATCACATTCTTTATATTTTTCAGACAACCATAATAAATAACTACGCTCACTTCCACCATAATCTTGTAACCCACTAATAAAATCCATATTAGGTTTAAATTTAGTCCAATCACATAATTCTCTGTATGAATCATATGCAGAGGAAATATATTTATGCCAAATTATATTTTTAGGAATTGCCCAAATATCATACCCACTTTTAAATAAAAGAAGTGAGTATATTTCTTGTTCCATAACTGGATTGTAATATTCTTTTACTTTTAATATATTTACAATTTCACCACTACCAAATAAATTTCCTGCAGATATTGTCATTACTCTTTCATAATTTCCATTTGGGTCACGCATACAATGAGGTCTTCTAAACTCCTCAGTCCAAACTGGTGCGTCTGATGTGTATATTGATGATATATTTCGTTTAGTATATTCATCGTATGTTTCATTAAATTCAAATAATTGCGGAAATACACTAATAACTCCTTTTGATGGTATACCATTTAATTGATTAATATATTCATCATCCCACCCAATTAAAAATCTAGAATGAGAATCTATACATAAAAAATAATCTTCATTGTTATATAAACTTTCCATTATTAAATTTCTAGCCCACCCAGCTCCACGTGCTTCCTCCGCGTTTATTTTAATAAACCTTACATTTGAATAAAATTTTTCTTTTTCAATTAAATTTGTTATTCTTTCCTGTTCTTCTTCAGTATCTTGTAAACACAATCCAACAAATACATCATTTGGATTATTTGCTTTATCAAAACAATCTACTATTGTATTAATAACATCAAAATCTTTATATGAAGCTATACTTACAAATATTGTTTTATTCATAACTTTTATTTAATGTAATATTTAGTTTTAAATTTTATACAGGATTGCCACAATCCGCAGCTGCTCCCAAACTACCTTGTTTATTTGCATATTTAACAACCGTCCCATCAGAATAATATGTAAATCCAAATGCCTTTGTTGTTAATCCAGAATCAGTCCAAACACCGGATGCACCTCCTAATGTTGAAGAATCTAAATAAAATAAATCATAACCACCAAATGAATTACAAGCACTATCCGCATCCGGGCCGTAACCCAAATATACAGCATAAGAAGATGGAGTAGGTGGTGGTGGTGGTGGAGCAACATAACATGGATCGTAATTAATGTCTATTATATAATAACCACTAATATAATATGCATAAGTACCATCACTATACCAACCATTTGGAGCTTCAATATAACATCCCATACTTAATACCGATGAACACGTTGATGTTGTTACATAATTTTGAATATTACCAATTATAGCCATAAAATTTAATTTTATTCTTTATATTAAATATTGTCATATAATGTTTTCATTTTTATACTTGAACTCCTCCATAATTACCTTTCGCGTTACATGGGTCTGTACCTGATGACAAAGCTACATAATAAACCGGTGCCGGTGTTGGTGGTGGTGGTGTTGGCGGCGGTGGCGTTGGCGGCGGTGGCGTTGGCGGCGGTGGTGTTGGTGGCGGTGGCGTTGGCGGCGGTGGCGTTGGCGGCGGAGGCGTTGGCGGCGGTGGCGTTGGCGGCGGTGGTGTTGCACAATCCGTACAAGGTGAGTTAGGTCTTGCAGTTGCTGCTTTATTGCGTGTGAATTCTCTAACTTTAGAAAGACGAGCTATATAAAATACAGCATCCTGTAAGAATTCATCTGCAAATAAATTAGTACCAGACGCTACTATTGTCATTGAACGTACTATTGTTGCATCACACAATGTTGTTCCATAAACAGTAATTGAAACAAGTCCATAATCTCCACCATCACAAGCTGTTTGTGCATCATAACTTACAAATCCTGTAAATGTAGTTTGTGTTGGTGCCGGTGTTGGTGGTGGCGTAGGTGGTGGCGTAGGCGGTGGCGTAGGCGGTGGCGTAGGCGGTGGCGTTGGAGCTGCATAACTATAAAAATCACTCATTAAATCCGGAGCATTAAATTTAGCAAGACCTGTTTCAGCTTTTGCAGCTACAGCATATGACCTTATTGAGTTTGATGTTGAACCCAATGCAGCTTTAATTTGTGACATTTTAATTGTACCGGATGCAGGTAATGCCATTATCTTTTACATTTTAATTCGTCCAATTCTCTTTTCAATTGTTTAATAGCTTCTACTAATAAAGGTACTATTTTTTCATATTGAATTGTTAAATAGTTTTCACCACTTTTGGATATATATGAAAGTCCGTTTGATAAATCTTCATCAAGTATCCTATCAAATGGTGCGGGTTTTATTATTTCCGGTAATACTAATTCTACTTCTTGTGCTAAAAAACCAATCTCTCTAATCTCAGTATTTTTATCTGCTAACTTTTTAGCTAATTCATTCCAATTAAAATATACACCATTTATTTTATTTAATTTATCTAAGGGTGACTCTATATTTTTTATATTTGTTTTTAATCTCCTATCTGATGTATTTGCAGAAACATCACCTGTAAATTCACCTGTACCTGATACATATATATTTCCAGATTGTATTGCATATCCACCATTTCCGTTTCCAAGATAAGTACCAGTAGCTGTGTTAACAGCCAATAATCCTCCATTATATATACGAATTGCAGCAGTACTATTGGATCCATATGCACTTACCCCTATTGGTTCTTGTGTCCCTCCTACAGTATTATTATATACCAACATTGATGTGAATGTTTCTCTTGAAATCATTCTAATTCTAGCTTCAGGAGCATCAGCTCCGGTACACCATGCACCATTTATTACTATACCTCCATCTCCAATATATGTTGAATTTGCATGATCAATACACGTTCCATCATATACTGAAAGAGTTCCTATCCTTAAAGCACGTGCACCATTCATTTTAATTTCAGGAACTGAAGAATCTAAAATAACACATCCCTTAAATATTGAATTAGCGTTTACTACCCATCCACCTAAATTTGCACATGATGAGGTAATTGTTCCACTAAATACACCATTACCACATATTATTAAATTATTTGTGTCCCAAGTTAAACTATTAGACCCAGCTCCGGATAAATAAAAACATCCACCACTATTCATATAAGTTTTCCAGACAGTACAACAATAAAATCCCATATTGGTTGAACTCAAAAATAATCCATTCCCTGCAGGAGTTGGTGCAAATGTTATTTTACCAACCGAATCCACTGATCTTGATAATGCAGTATAACTGCAACTACATGCATGTGTTGCCGTTGATTGTGCTGCTGCGGCATTATTACATGCAGTAGTGGCTGTAGTTTGTGCAGCTCCTGCAGTCGTATTTGCACTTAATGCAGCTGCACATGCATTAATTCCACAACTAGCTGCATTTGATATTTGTGTTGCAGCTGTTCCACCTGTTATGTTAATATTTCCATTTATTGTCAAATTACAAGTGTCCCAAGTTAAACCATCACCACCTGCTCCTGCCAAATAAAAACAACCCCCACTACTCATATAGGTTTTCCACACACTATTACAATAAAATCCCAAATTGGATGAGTTCATAAATAAACCCGCTCCCGTAGGAGTTGGATTGAACGTTATTTTACCATCACTATTTACAGTTCTCGATAATGCCGTATAACTACAATTACAAGCGTGTGTTGCAGTTGATTGTGCAGTTGCTGCATTGCCACATGCACTATTTGCAGTCGCTTGTGCACCACATATTAAAGTACATGCATTACCTCCTGATATATTAATATTTCCGGTTACGTCTAATGTTGAACCATTCCAATATATACTTTGACCTGCAGGATCACCAAATCTTGCAACACCCGAACCACTTATATAAAATCCCGCTCCTGTATTAATTGCAGTTGCATTAACACTTCTCATAAATACAGAATTAGTAGTACTAGCACCACCCATTACTAATCCTCTTGTAATCGTTGCGTCTTGTGCCAATAGAATATCAGTAGCTACCGAACTAAATTGAGCTCCAAAAGCCGTCCAACCCGTAGGTGGTGTTCCTGCAGTAGTTCCGTTTACATTTGAAAGATAATATGAAGATGCATATGATACTATATCTCTTCTAAATGATGAACTATAATATAAAGCAGTTGCAGAATATTCACCTCTATAAACAACTCCAGGACCGGCACCTCCATCAAAACCATTAGTACCATTAGTACCATTAACTCCTGCAGGTGCAACTGCTATCTTATGATATTTTAATGCACTTCCGACAGAACCTTCAGAATTTATATAAGAAATAGATGCTGTTACAACCGAACCTGCCGTAGTTGTTATTGCAGATGGTGTAATTGTTCCACTACTATTAGTACCATTTATTACGGAACTTATTTGAAATGTACTATTTCCACTACTTGCATATGAATAATTACTACTACCTTCATTTGCAATAATTGTAAATGGAGATGGTGTTGCAAATCCAACTGAACTACTTGTTATTGTTTGTGTTTCTGCAGTAGTTGTAATTAGTGTTGTTGGTGCTGCCGTTTTTGCTTTTGAAACAGTTGCAACAATATTTTTAGTACCTGATACTCCTTCACTATCCGTATAATTAACAGGTATTGTTACTTGACCTGTATCGGAAAACATTGAAGAAGCGGTTGATGTAAATGTTATTGTATTAGTCGAAACTGTACCCGCCAAACCATTTGTATATGTTGGAGTACCTATTGATGTAAAACGACTAGTACCACCTTCCAATGCTGTTATTGTTAAAGTTGCAGGTGTTGCAGAACCACTACCTCTAGAATTTGAAACTATTGATTGTGCAGATGGTGATACTGCAACTATTACGTTTGGTGTACCTGACTTTGCTTTTGAATATGTAATATCTTTTGATAAAGTTGTTTGTGTACCTCTACCATCTTGATAAACTACTTTCAATGTCACCGAACCACTATCCGCATTCAAACTTGTAATTGAATACACCCCAGCATTTGTTATATTTGCACCACTTACACCAATAGAGGCCGAAATACTTGCACTAAATGTATTATTTGATATCGGTGAAGCATTTGTTATTGATTCCGTTCCTACTTTTACTAATACCGATCCAGATGTTGCTAAAAATGACGCCGAAGGTATAAACCCAGTAGAATATGCACCCAATGATGCATTTTCATTTGTATAATTTGCAGATATTTGTGATTCGGATATAACCGGTGATATTGTAATTTGATCAGAATACGAAGTACCATTTAAATCAACTGCAGAGAATGTATATGTCGTTGTACCCAACCCATATGTATAATCGGCAGTATTTACCGTATATTGTGCAACACCATTCCCAATATTATTACTTGTTAATGTTAAATTTGGACCAGAACCACTTTTTGTAACTGTTATCGAATTTGTTATACTACCTAAATTTTGTCTTTTAACTAATAAAGTTGCAGTTTGTGAAGAAGGTGTTGCAGACAAATCAGTCATCTTATAAAAAAACTGATTCTTATCCGAAGTTGCAATTAACCCCTTTCCTTTATCCCCTCTTACATTGGCATCTATTGTAACCGATGAAGTAAAGTATCCATTAATAGTATTTAATTGAAAATCATAAGTAGATTGACCATTACCATAAACATATCCGTTTTTATTGGATGGAGTAGTATCTCCCGATGAGGAAACAAACAATCTATAAACTGATGCATTACCTATACTACCTGTGTAATATAATGGAGGTGCCGAACCGGCCTCTGATCCAGAATTAATAGTTAATCCTAATCCAGATATTGATGGTAAATTTTGTTGTACTAACCTAATGTCGATGTAGTCATTATGAGTCATCGATTTGTAATTATCATCCGGATCAAAAGTAAAACTATTCTTATCTGCATTTGCGTAAAACAAATAAGATGGTGCACCCTGATCTACTCTAAAGATTGTGAAATATCTATTAATATTTTCAACACTAGCCGTATATATTAATGCTCCTAATTTTTTTCCACCCGATAATGATCCAGTAAAATTCTCTATCGTTAGTTGTCTCGTATCTACGTCTATGTAATTTAATAATCCAGGATAATTTGAACCCATCGTTAAATCAGCCGTAGTTATTCCTTGTCCCGTTGTGTCAATTGCCTGTGATGTAAATGTTATAGACCCAGTTAATCCTGTTGTTGTATAGTCTATATTAATTGAAGATGGAAATGAAGATCCTGTATTAAAATTAAAAGAACTGAATGTAGTTGTTACCGATAAATCTCTTTTAATTCTTATATCATTACCACCCGTAAATGTATATGTTTTTTCTAATAAGACTGGAACATGATTATTATTTATATCGTATAATTCAAATCTAAAATCAAATGTTTCATTATTAATTTTTGTTGGAACATCTGCAATTAATTCTATTTCATTTGGAGAAAAATAACTTTCATGACTCGCTCTTAAACTAATATTTGCCAATTCCCAAGTACCACCATTTACAACAAATTTAACTTGACCAAACCCATCATTATCAGGTTTAAAATTTATTTGTTGTTTATCATATTTTCTAAATGATGTATTTGTTTCTTCATTATAAATTTCTTTACCAAATGAATTATGAGTATTTGCAAAAGCAGAACCACTAAGATACACTTCCAGTCCACCATATCCAGAAACAGACGAACTTAATATTGGTGTAAAATCTAATTGATATTCGGTATTTTTACTAAATTCTAAAGGTGTTTCATAATGAAAACAAAATAAACCTGTTGATGAACTAAAGTCATTTACGGGTTGTAATTTCACCGACTTCATCATTAATGAATTATCAATACTTGTTATACCAACACTATCCATGCTTTGAGAAACCCAAAAATTATTTAATATGGTTTCTGTAAAAATACCCGTTCTTACATTTAATTGATTTTCATATACCCTTTCCAAAAACAATTCATTACTCTCTAATTGTATATCTTCTAACATTTGATAATCTCCTAAATCTTGTCTACTACTTGCATATACTTTAATTCTTGCAGGATCACCTGAAAAAGATTCTAAATCTGTTATTTTAATAACTGCAAAAGAAGAACTTACATTTGAATTTGATAATGTTTCGGATTCTTCATATGTTAAAGTAAATGGTTGATTATCAAAAGAAGCAACTGAATAATAGTTTGGTGCCAATGAAGAACTTTCATAGTATGGTATGTTTACATATGCTTTTTTATTTGTAGTTACATCTTTAATAGTTGGTGTGTATATATTGCCCCCAACATTTATAGACATAGTTACATTTTCCATTGATTGTGAAAAATTAGAACTACCACTCATTTCTAATTCATATAAAGTAATTCCCTTAAATGATCTATAATCACTTCCTGATGTTGGAGAAATTGCAGTAGCTGATACTGAACCCGATATTGTTCTATTAAAAACAGTTCTATTATAAACTGGTAATACTGATTCCGTTATGTCTATTTTTGGTCTACGATAAAATCTTATTTTTGTTGTATTTGCAAGAAAAGGATTTACATTTACTACACCTTGCCATCTTACATTATATTGATTCTCCCAATTTTCAGGAATAGGTGAAATAAATCCATTGTTAACATATTCTTTTAATTCTCCTAATATGGTAATAGTACATGGGCCAAATGCTGTATCTGGATAAACATATACAGCAACCACTTTAGAAGTACCCTCATAATATTCAGGAATACCTTCTCCCGGTTCGTGATAAATAATATTACCTTGTGAATCTTTAATTTCTATTTTTATAATAGTATCCGCAACCAACTCAGGAGAACCTTGAATTAGAAATGCATTCTTACCACCAGTAAATGTGTCAGGTAATTCAGTAATACCAAAATATCTAGATGTGGTATCAGTATCCTCTACTAAAACATTAAATCTTTCTAAATTTTCAGCAAATAAGGTTTTCTTAAGAATAGCCATTTAATCTTTTTACATAAATATTGTCAAAAAAATAATAATACAATATTTATCTTTAGTAAACTAATAAATCCTTTAATTAACTAAAGAAAACTAAATAAGTTATGAAATATGCAATGTTACAAATCAAAAAAGAAACCCATGAACTTCTCAAAGGGTATTGTGAAGAACACGGGTTTAAAATGGGTAGTCTAGTTGAAAATCTAATCAAGAAACACGTCGGTGTCTCAAAACCACAATCTAGTGTGTTGAAGGCTGATAAGGTAGTTCTTAGAAATCAATCTTACTAAACCCATTTACTTTTTTTATTTCTATCAATCCATCTACGATATCTCTCATTTGTTCTAAGTGAGAAATAACCCAAATGAAATCAAATTGAGTTTTAAGATATTGCATCATCATAAATAAAGATGATAAGTTATCTGCGTCTAATGTTCCAAATCCTTCATCCACTACTAAAAAGTTTGGACGAGGTAAATTACACACATTGATAAGTGCAACTCTAATAGCAAGTCCACTAACAAATTTCTCCATACCACTACACATTTCCAATG